CGATCTCGCTTCCGTAATGCTCCACAAAAATGGCGGTTTTGGATTTTGGAGGGTTGAAAAATGGTAAAAGGCCGAAAACCACTGTCTTCTGCGGTCAAAGACGCTAGCGGAGCCTTTGCGAAAAACCCGCAGCGACGAAACCACGAAGAGCCTAAACCGAAACTCTCCGACCCAAAGATTCCCGATCACGTCGAAGCCGATCCCGTTGCAAAATCGCGCTGGTTCTGGGTGTGCGATCAACTACGCGAAATGAGTTTGCTACATGCAACCGATCAAGGCTTGATTGCTGGCTACTGTCTCGATTACTCGATGATGATTTCGCTTTGGGGGCACATCAAAGGCGGCATCGTCAGCGAAATGAACGAGAAGGGCAGCGTATCCACAAAGCCCGAAGCAAACCAGTTTCACAAGTTCGCTGACAGGTGCCTAAAACGCGAAGCCGAACTAGGCTTAACTCCATCATCGAGGGCGCGACTTAGGGCACCACAAGCCGAAGAGGAGGACGTATTCGAGGAGTGGCTAAAGAGGGCAACAGGTTGATAGCAAGCGGCGTTCGACAGCGAGTCGAAGACTACTGCGAAGCGGTGGAAAGTGGCGAAATAATCGCCTGCGACCGTGTGAAGGATGCCGTACGCCGATACCGCCTAGACTTTGAGCATCAAAGCACGCCAGAGTTCCCATATCACTTTGACGAGCGACATGCAACGGCGGTATGTGACTTCTTCCCGCTTGTGTTGCGTCATAGTATCGGCGAGTTTGCAGGGCATCCGCTTATCCTCGAAGATTGGCAGTTGTTTGGCCTTTGGAATATCTTTGGGTGGAAGCGTAACGACGACAATTCTCGACGGTTTCGCAAAGTCTATTGGTCGATGGCTAGAAAGAATGGCAAGTCGACGATGATTGCTGGCTTGTGCCACTATCTAGCGATGGCCGACATTGACCCCAAGACACGAAAGCCGGAAGCAGTCGGGCAGATACTCTTGACAGCGACAAAAAAAGAGCAAGCGGACGTTGTGTACAGCGAATGCGAGCGTATGGTTGACCAGTCGCATCCATTGCAAAAGTACACGGACATAAAAAACGAGACGATCACCTATAGGCATAACCTATCGTTTATCCGCAAGGTATCTAGCGAGAAGCCATTCGACGGACTTAACCCGCATTGCGTCGTTATGGATGAGTTGCACGCATGGGGCGAGTACCATCGAAAGTTTTATGACACGATGGTGACGGGCAGCGGATCACGCTCGCAACCGTTGCACTTGATTATCACAACAGCCGGTGCGGATGATTCGCTACTTTGGCTTGATGAGTACACCTACGCAACGAACGTAGTTAGCGGCATCCATAAAGATGAGTCGCTCTTTGCGTTGATCTATGAACTAGACGAAAAGGACGATCCAGCCGACGAAGCGAATTGGGAAAAGGCGAATCCGAATCTCAACGTATCAATTAAAGCCGACTACCTTCGGCAGCGATGGAACGAGGACAAGTCAACGGCTCTCGGTGTCAATCGCTTTACTCGTTATCACGGTAATCGCGTTGTATCCTCGACGGAGAAAGCCTTCGATTTAGCGGCGTTTGATCGATGCGTCGGCGTTCACTCGGATTGGCGTGAGGCTGACGGACTTGGAGCTGGTGTCGACCTTGGGTCTAGAGACGACCTTGCAGCGTATGCGATTTGCGGAAGATTCCCAGTTGCCGTCGACGACAAGGGCAAGACGGTCTATCGCTACGAGATCAAAACGCGGGCATTCATCGCAGCGGATTCCAAACGCGATCTATCCGCGATGCCGTTTGCTGAATTCATCCACACCGAAGAGCTATACAAATGCGAGTACCCTATCGAGGACTTGACCGCATCGCTAATCGAAGAGCTTGAAGCGTACGAAATACAGACCGTCGCGTATGATCCCTACAACGGTCAGCAATTAGGGGAAAAGCTTGAGAAGACTGGAGCGGTAGCGGCTCGCATGGCACAGAATCAGGCCAACTTCAATGAAGCAATCCGCGACTTTATACAACTGATGCAAGAGGGGCGGCTAGTCTTCTCGGATAGCAAGTTACTTCGATGGTGCGCTAACAATGCGATCATCTGCAAAGACCGTCAAGACCGCTGGATGTTCGACAAGAAAAACAGCAAAGACAAGATTGACCCAATCGTAGCGGCGGTGATGGCGTACCGAATCGCAAGTTTGCAAAAAGAGCGTTCGTCAGGTAGTTTATACGTTACTTAAGGAGCATGCCGAATGTCGCTGATGAATGCACTATTGCAATGGATGGGTTTGAACGAAGACCAGTTCAGCAACGGTCGAAGGGTCGGCGTACGCGAAGCCCTCGGAGTACCGCCGGCGTGGTATGCCCATAACAAACTGACGGGTGACTTTGGGCGATTGCCCATCGATGTTAAACGTCGAGAGGGTGACGGAGCGGTAAACGATACCGAGCATCCGGGTTACTTGCTACTCCGCGAAGAGCCTAACAAGGTACAAGCACCGACGACATTTAAGGAGCAGATGCTCTCGCACGCTCTTATGCGTGGCAATGGTCGAGCGGCGATTATTCGCAGCGGAAGCAGGCCGGTTGAGTTGATCCCGATGTTGCCTGAGAACACTTGGACGATTATTTACAACGGCAATAAATGGCACGTAACGCAACCCGAAGATCAGAGCAAAAAAGACCTCTTCGACGGGTTCGATGTTGATAAGAATGGCTATCTGATTTTCCCCGATGCTGACGTATTGCACCTTCCCGGCTTTTCGTACGATGGTGTCGAGGGAATCGGATTGTTAGATATTGCGAACATCACATTTTCAACGGGTGTCGAGCAAACCAAGTTTACCAATACGCAGCTGCGAAGAGGCTTTAGGGGTAAACTCTTCCTAGAAGCTCCGCCGGGTATGCTTCGCAAAGAAGAGGACGCAAAGAGTTTCATCGATGCGTTTAATAAGCATGAAGCCGGGGCAGATAACTCAGCGAAAGCCGGACTGCTACGCGAAGGGGTAAAGGCCAACGCGGTATCGATGAGCAACAACGATGCACAGTTCGCAGAACTGCAACGCTTTACACGGCAGGATATTGGCATGCTGTTCGGACTTGAAGGTATGCCGGGCGATGGGGAAAGCACTTCGTACAACTCACTGGAGCAAAAGAACCTTGCTTACATGCAAGCCCTTGACCGTTGGCTGGTCAAGTTTGAAGAGCAGTGCGATATGAAATTGCGAACTCGGCAAGAGAAGCAAACCGGCGAGGTTTACTTTAAGTTTAACGCGGCCGCACTCTATCGCACGGACTTACGTACGACGATGGAAAGCTTTTCTAAGGCCATCGCGTCCCGCATCATGAATCCGAATGAATGCAGGGCGAAACTCGACCTCAACCCCTACGTTGGAGGTGATGAATTCATCAACCCTGCGATCTCCGAAGCGACCGGCGAGCAATCGGTGGATGAAGTCGAGGATACGCCAGAAGACGACGCAGAGGACGAAGCCGAAGACGCACAGAACGCGATGGCGGTGGAGCAAATGCTAAGGGACTTGATTAAGACCGAAGGCAACAACGCGATCAACGCCAGCGGAAAGGATCAGTTTGTGGCTTGGATTGGCAAGAATTACCCTAAATGGCAAGCGAAACTAGCGGATAAGATCGAAGCTATCGGACTTGACCGCGACTTGGCACGCATTCACTGCGAAAAATCAACGCTAATTTTGGCCGAATTAGCGGCTAAAAACGGGGGCGAATCGCTTAAAAAAGCGGTCGAAAACGAGGTAAAAACGTGGGAAAACAGGGTTTTTGACCTGAAAAGAGGTGGAAAATGATTGAAATCAAGGCGGAACTCAACGAAATCCTGCTATCCGGCGTTGTAGGCGACGGATGGGACGAAAACCCCATAACGCAGCGTGGCGTGGTAGATGCTCTTCGCTCTTTCGGATCAAATTCCGTGACGGTTCGCATCAATTCACCAGGAGGAGCGGCTGACGAGGGGATTGGCATCTACAACGCGTTGCGATCTCACAAAGGCGAGGTTACAACGATCAACGACAGCCTAGCAGCGTCGGCAGCGTCAATCATCTTCCTTGGCGGTGCTAAGCGGTTGATGGCGGACGGGTCAAGACTGATGATTCACCGAGCGATGGGCTTTGCATTCGGCAACCGGGAAGAGTTGGCGAAGGTAATCAACGCTCTCGAATCCTACGACGCGTCGCTAGTGGACATCTATTCGCAATACGCGAAACTATCGAAGAGCGAAATTGAAACGGCGATGGCGAATGAGTCGTGGTACGAAGTCGAAAAGGCGATTGAATTAGGATTCGCTACTGGTCGAGTTGAGAACGGCAACAAAAAGCGGAAGACTTCAAACGCATTCGACCAAGCCCGCGTCAATTTGCTCAAAGCAAAGATGGCTCAGTATGCTGGAGGCTTGACAATCCGGTAAGACTTGCTAGGTTTATTGCGTCGGCCAGAAGTGCCGAAACTCTGCAACTAATTAGCGGCAGTGACACACGGGAAAGTTTTTAACGAAACCGTGGCAGTCATGCCGCTATCTTGGTTTACCGACTGCCACTTATCACAGGAGCAGTCGGCATGAAAACCGCAAAGCAAATTGGCGAAGAAATCCAAGCCTTGCAAGCCAAGGTTAAGGCAATCCAAGACGTAGCATCGCAAGACAATCGCGATCTACTCGCAGACGAACAAGCAGAGATCGACGCAATCGTCGGCACTGACGGCAAAGCCGGTCAGATTGAGAACCTCAGCAAGGAACGCGAACGAGCGATTCGCATCGAGTCGGCGGTAAGTAACACTGTCCGCCAAGTCAACGACAACCGAAGCGTTGAAGCATCGGCATTCCGCATTCCAGCGACCGCACGTGCAACCGGGAAACTTAAGGCTTTCAAGGGGCCAGACGCTGAACGCGACGCTTTCAAGGCCGGTCAGTTTTTCCGTGCGTTGAACGGCAACGCTAACGCTCGCCAATGGTGCCGAGATAACGGCGTCTTGAACGCGATGGGCGAAAACGACGATCTACGCGGTGGCGTACTTGTGCCACCTGAGTTTGAAACTTCGGTGATTAGCCTGATGGAAACCTACGGCGTAACTTCGCGTTACGCACGTACCTACCCAATGGGTTCGGACACTGTGACGATCCCTCGACGCGTCAGCGGACTTACCGCCTATGCAGTTGGTGAAGCGGGTGAAATCACCGCTAGCGATCCAGCATTGGGGCAGGTCTCCTTGACTGCCCACAAGTGGGCGACTCTGACCCGCGTATCGAACGAACTCAACGAAGACGCGGTTATCGCTATCGCTGATTATTTGGCGATGGAAATGGCTCAAGCCCACGCCCTCAAGTTGGATCAAGCCGCGTTCCTCGGTGACGGCACGACCGCATACGGCGGCATCAACGGCCTAGCCAACGTGCTTGCAGCGGGTTCGGTTGCAACCGCAGCAGCAGGTCAAAACACTGCGGCTAACTTGACCATTGCAGTCTTCCAAGAAGCGGTCGGCAAGTTGCCAGAGTTCGCCGGAATGAATCCGGTTTGGTTCTGTCACAAGGCTGTTTTCTGGAATGTCCTTGCACGCTTGCAACTCGCAGCAGGCGGGAACAACTACGTTGACCTCGGAAGCGGGCCGGTGTTGCAGTTCATGGGCTACCCAGTCCAGTTCACGCAAGTGATGCCAAGCACGATTAGCGGCGGAACCAAACTCGCCTACATCGGGGATTTGTCGATGGCATCCACCTTGGGACTTCGACGCGGATTAAGCGTTGTCGCCGACTCTTCTCGCTACATGGAATTTGATCAAACTGCATTCCGGTCGATTGGGCGATGGGACTACAACGTCCACGAAATCGGCGATGTAAGCAACGCGGGGCCGATTGTGCAAATCAAAGCCGCAGCGTAATTAACCCAACAACCAAACGAAAGGAAGTGACCTTATGAATCCACTACAGCAATGCAAATTTGTCACCGCGATTAAACCCGGTGCATTGATCGACAACAACACGGCTACGGCTGATGTTGTTGATACCAGAGGCTACGACTACGCGACTGTGATCGTGCAACTCGGAGCAACCGATATTGCGATGACCGCGTTGAAGTTGCAAGCCTCATCGACCAGCGGCGGGAGTTACGCCGATATCACCGGAGCGACCTTTGCAGGTGGCAGCGGACTTGGAGGTGCAACGCTCGCTCTTCCAAGTGCGACCGATGACGGGCAGACTTGCGTTTTCCAAGTCGATCTTCGCGGCAAGGAGCCGTTCCTCAAGGTTGTTGCAACCTTCGGCGATGGAACTAGCGGTGGCTACATCGCAGCCGTTGCCGTCTTGTCCCGTGGCAAGATTGCTCCAACGACCTCAACGGGTGCGGCTGACGGTGACGTTTGCCGAGTGGTCTAATCCGATGGATTTGATCCTTAATCAATTTTGGCAAGGGCTACCAGCCGGTTATCGGTTGGTAGCAGTGCCTATCGGACAGGCTGAGTTGATGATTGCTAGGGGACTCGCACATGCGATTGATACCGGAGCTAGTGACAGGGCCGACAACCGAGCCAGTGACACTGAGCGAAGCAAAAAAACAACTCGAAATCGCAAGTAGCGATACTACGCACGACGTCCATCTATCCGCTTTAATCCAGGCGGCTAGGGAGCAGTGGGAGCATGATACCGATACGGTTACTTGCTACCAAACGCTACGCTTGCGGATTGGTTCGCTATACGATGGATTTACGCTATTGCGATCACCGATCCATTCGATCACCTCGATCCAATACTACGACGGCAACAACGGATTGCAGACGCTATCGAGCAGTCTCTACCAATTGCACGTCGATCAATTTAGGCTTGCGTACCAAGTAACCCTACCGGCGACCGCATCGCGTTGGGATGCTTGGACGATCACATACAAATGCGGATATTCGCAAGACGGTCAAAGCGTACCAGAGGCGGCTAAGGCGGCTATAAAATTACTGGTGGCGCACTACTTCGAAAACCGCGATATGCTGATGTCTGAAGCATTGCAGACGATGCGACCTTATGAAATGCTGGTTCGCCGTTACATGCGGAGCAGTTACCCATGAGCGGACGACCTAAAGACTTGCGAGTCGGAAGACTTCGCCAGCGATGCACGATCCAGCAGAAAACCGAGACGCAAGACGCATCAGGTCAGCCGGTTGTGTCGTGGTCTAATTACGTCGTTGGCGAGCCTTGCGAGTATTACCCAACGGGCGGCACTGAATCCATGCGTGGGAGGCAACTAGAGGCAGGTACACGGGCGGTCTTTCGCGTTAGATACCGAAGCGGATACGATACGACGATGTCGGTCACCTACGAAGGCGAGCGTTACGGAATCACGCACATAAACCCAGTCGACGGGCTACGAAGATACATCGATCTTATTTGCTCGGTGGTAATGTAATGGGCAGCAGCATCGAAATCAACATGGACTTGATTAAGGCAATCGGAGCGATCCCATTGACGCTTCGCAATGGGCCTTTCGGTCGGTGCCTTGGTGAGTTTGCAAAGCCTATCGCACGAGCCACAGAGCCTCTATCGAGATCATCGAGAGAGAGCGGAAGCCGCAAGCGATGGAGCAAAAAGTACAAAGACAATCCAGCGTTTAGCAATGATTCACGCAAGCACATTGGGCACAAGGTTAGTAAGAGCGGAGTTGTCGTTTATGTCGGTGCCCAATATCCAAAGGGCAATAAGCAACAGTTCGTTATGCCGTACAAAAAAGGCACTTCGTATACGCGATACCTTTGGGGCAAGCCGGGCCAGCAAGTCTTAAGGACTTCGCGGCGTGGTAATCAATACTACGCAACCGTAGGCACGAAGGCACAAACGGCGAACTACCCTAACAACGAACGGGCACCAGTTCGGGCGTATGACCAGACGAGGTCGCAAGCGGAAGCGGCATTCCTCGACCGATTGCAAAAAGAAATAAAGGAGTTGCGTCTTGGCTAAAAATATCACACTGACAGATACCGTAACTATCGCATCGAGCGGTACGACCTCAACATCGTTGACGATGCAAGGCGGACGCGTACCGCTTGCAATTGTCACCCCTTCGGCGTTGACGGGCACGGCGTTTACGTTTCAGGCATCCGCCGATCAGGGAACCAACTTCTACAACCTCTACAACGAAGGGACGCAGTACAGCGTTAACGTCGGGGCTAGCCGTTACGTTGCACTCAATCCAAACGTCTTCGAGGGCGTCAAGTTGCTACGCATTGTGAGCGGATCGAGCGAAGCGGCAACGCGAACAATCGGCATCATCAGCGGGGAGCTGTAATGAGTGCCATTGGCGAAGCGTTGCGTACTAAACTGCTATCCTATGCAAGCGTATCAACGCTTATAGGGCAGCGTATGTATCCAGACGTCTTGGTACAAAAAGCGACCATGCCAGCGGTGATTTACTACGTCATCTCGACGCAACGCGATCACATGGTAAGCGGGCTAGGCAAGTCCGCACATGCACGGATAACGCTCGAGTGTTTCGCACTGACTCGCACGGCAGCAAGTGCGATCAGCAGAGCGATTCGTGAGACTGGAATTGATTCTTTTCGCGGTGTTGTCGATGGCTATACCTTTTGCGGCATCGACTTCGACAGCGGCGATGAATACATGCAGGATCCTCCAACCGATGGCAACCAAGAGCATCGGTATTTGGTTAGTTTCGATCTCTTGGTGCACTACAAGGAGCCTTAACTATGGCAGCTTTGACCGTCGCAGATACCGGGTTGGGGGCAACCATTTCCGGTACTGGTTTGGTGACAACTCAGATCACTCGAATTGGGGATTTTAATATCTCCGTTGATGCTCTCGATATTACGCACTTGGGCACCACGCTCTATGAGCAATTGCGACCAAGCGACCTGCGAAAGAATCCAGAAATAGAAGTCGAGTTTAACTGGCTCGGTGCTGCGGTGCCGATCACTACTGCAATGATTCCAACCTCGGAGCCATACGCGGGAATCGCAGTTACCTTGACCTTTCCCAGTGCTGGCTCGGTGCAGGGAACCGCGTTCGTCAAAAACGTAAAATTCCCAAGTTGCGAAAAGGGCGTTATCATGAAGGGCAGTTACACCCTACAGTTTGACGGTGCAACAACTTTGACTTACACAGTAGCTTAGTAAGGGGCTTTTATGTTTGCTATAAAGCAGCAGTTTGGTACGAGAGCCGACGGAATTGATGTTTCGTTGGCACAGTTTCAGGTGTTATTCGATTCGGTGCTAGTTGGCTACTTGCCACACGGCGAGGAATCGCAGTTACAGGCGTTGTTTCACTTCCCACACGACGAACTGAATGCCGACGCGATTGCATCGCTTGAGCTACAAGCGGAGCAAGCGTTAGGGCATCCAGTCAAGGTGTTACCGCCTGAGCAATTTTCACGGCAGTTTGTCGAGGAAGCAAAGCGGATTATCGAAGAGGATGACGAAGACGATGAGTGAACTAGATAGATTCCTTGCAGCGGCATCGCGTCCACTTCGCACTATCGAGGTTCGCATCGGATCGGAAGTGTTTACGCTTCGGGAGTTGTGCGAGTCTGATGCAGCGGACATGGAAGTCTCTATGCAGTCAGGCGAGAAGTTCGATTTTGCGAAGCATCGAAGATTGCTCGTGTCGTATTGCTTGGTTGGGGCTGATGGCGAGCGGATCGTAAAGGATTCGGACGCGCTCAAGCCCTTGCCTAAGTCAATCATCGGGAGTCTTTACGCCGAAGCGTTAAAGCTCTCCGAATACGACGCTGGCGAGATCGAAGCACTAGCAAAAAAATCAGACGCAACCGGCGGCTAGCAATCGCATTCCGGCTTGCGTTGAGATGGGGGATTGTTGACCCGATGGCATGGATAAAGAGCCTACCATCGGGAGCGTTAACTCAATGGATTGCATTTGACTCTATCGAGCCAATCGGCGAAGAGTGGGAGCAAACCGCATCTATCGTACACGCTATCAACTTGCCTCTATACGCTAGGGCTGGTCAGGAGATGCCAGAGGTAGCCGACTTCATGCCGAGTCGCTACAGGCGGCCAAAACGGAGCGCAAAAACGATGCTAAAGCAGGCCGCTAAAGCATCGACGCAAATAGCAGGGCAGGTCAAAGCGATGTTTGGATTAGGAGCGAAGTAAATGGCAACTACTGTAAACGTCGCTAACATCTCGATTGGGTTAAAGATTGAGGAACTCAAGAAGAATGGTGAGTTTGCACGCCACGAATTGAACTCTATTGCTAGGGCGGTGCGAGCATCGGAAACCCCGATGCAGAAGATGGCGAAGGATGTTGCGTTGCTTGACAGAGCATTTGCGGCAGGTGGGCTCACGGCGGATGCTTACAATCGAACCATTGACAATCTAGCAAAAAAGCACGGGTTGACCGCGACCTATGCCGAGAACGCAGCAAAGGCAGAGCAGCGGCTGGCGGATACCAAGCTAAAAGCAAAGCAAGCCGAAGACGCAAGGCAAGCAAACTTTCAAACGTACCTCGAAGGTATCCGAAGACAATCGGACGCAACGAATAGTTTTGGAGCATCGGCACCAGTTGCAATCAATAGGGCCACATCAGCGATAAGCGGTCTAGCCGTCGCAGGTGCTGCACTGGGAGCGGTTAAGGGCCTCACTGACTTTGGCAAGCATGCTATGGGGCTTGCTATGCAAGTCGAGCAAGTCAGGGCACAGATAAACGTCTTCACGCAATCGGAAGAGGCTACCAAAAAACTGATGGCGGAGTTTATCCGCTTGGATCAAGCATCGGCATTGAGTGCAACTGACTTCCAAGACGCTTCCAAGACGTTGATGCAGTTCGGCGTGAGTGTACGCAATGTCGTGCCGGTTATGGAGTCCATGTCAGAGATATCAATGGGCAATGCTCAACGCTTTCAAGCAATGGCGTTAGCATTCGGCCAGGTGCAAGCCGCAGGGAAACTGACAGGGCAGGAAGTCTTGCAACTTGTTAACGCTGGCTTCAATCCCTTGCAACAGATCAGCAAGGATACCGGCGTTAGCATGGCAGAGCTACGCAAGCGGATGGAAGACGGGGCGATTAGTGCCGAGATGGTAGCGACAGCCTTTGAGAATGCTACGAAAAAGGGCGGGTTGTTTTACGGCATGAATGAAAAGATGGCAACGACCACATCGGTCAAGATGTCGAAACTTCAAAGCGAGTTTAAGCAGTTCGTGACGGCCATTGGTGAGCGTGAAATTAAGCCGGGTGTCGACAAGGCCCTAGATGGCATCCTTTCGCTAGTCGAAGCGTCGAAGCAAAAGAAGGAGTTGACGCAACAAGAAAAAGAAATCTACGCCGAGTCTGAACGCATAGAGAAGCGAATGGCGGATCAAGAACGCGAAAGGGCTAGACTGTCTAAGCAGATCGCGGACGAGCGGGAACGAGCCGCTAAGGCATCTAAAGAGGCGATTGAGTTTGACAATCGAAAGATGGAGAGCGAGCGGTCGGCGTTTGCAAGTCGCATCAACCAGATCAGCGAAGAGCGACGCAAGGCGGGCATGGGTGCCGAGAACTACGAAAAGGCGAAGTTGTTCGACGACACTTTTCAGATGACAGAGGGCGAAAAGATGCAAGCCCAAGCCGCGTTAATGGACATGGAAGAAACCAAGCGGCTAAACGAACTGAACGCGATACACGCATCCGTCGAAGCGGCCAACAAACAACTCGAAGTAGAGAAGCAAGTCGCAGCGATGAAGGAGAAGAACTTTCTATCTAGCGACTCGTTACGCAAAGAGTACGCAACGCTTGACGAAGCATTCAGGCGGCAACTCGCAGAGGCTGGCGACAACGAGAAGCAAAAAGAGGGCATACGCAAGCGGGCAGCGATGGCAGAGCAATCCATCTTTGCACGGTCAGCGTTTGAAGCACAGCAACAAAGCCGACAAGGGGCATCAGATAAGTTTGCTGGAGTAGGCCAGGAGATCGCCAAGAACATCGCACCTACGCTCAAGGCAGGCACTAAAGAAGCGTTTACATTCATGCAGCAAGAGAACGCAAAGAGCAAGCAGCAAGCAGAGCAGAAGAAACTTGCCGAGGACTTGCTAGCGGAAACCAAGAAGCAAACGCTACTGGCCGAGAATGCACCGCGAATCGCTTTTAGGAGGTAACACGAATGGCTAATGAGTTAATCGGATCGGAGTTACGCAAGGGCAGCGGATTTGTTCGCAAGGGTCAAGGCTTCTCGCTTGTCTTCGGTGAGGCTTGGAGCTTTCGCGTCAAGACCGATGATAAGTTTACTTCGCGTCTCTCGGTACTTACTGAGACTCCAGGCTTGCCCCGCGTTGGCTTGCTATACGGGCCTCTAGGTTTAGTGTGCGATGACTTGACCGCCGACCGTGACGAAAAGCACCCTCTCTACTGGACAGTAGACGCAAAGTTTCAAACGGGCACCGAAGAGCAAAAGCAGAGCCAAGAGAATCCCGATAGTCCCGATCCTACGACATGGACTCCAGTATTTAAGATTGACTCTTTCGTTACCAAGGAGCGAGTCTTAGTACAGGATCGAACTACGCCAACGGCCAAGAAGCCTGTGAACTCGGCGGGTACTCCGTTCGATTCGCCATTGACTGAGACGCGATCACTTTGCCAATTCTCATTTGTGCAGTTTGAAGACGCTTCGCAAAAACTCAAGGTGTTTTTGGATCGAAACGATACGGTAAATCAATCATCGTTTGACGCTATCGGGCAAGTCTTCGATGCGAGAACCTTGCTACTTGAAGTTGTCGAAGCGGAGTTAGGATCGTACGCAGGATTCGCGGCTTGGCGGGTTAAATACAAAGTCACGTACGATCCCGATAAGCACGATGAGCTAAGACTGGACGTAGGGCCTTATTACGTCGATGCAGCGGACGGAAATAAACTCAAGCGGTACATGGACGATACGAACACGTTCGGCATTATCGGAGCCTTGAACGGCACGACCGGAGCAAAAGCGTCAACGCCAGCAACGCTTACTTTCCGTTGCAAAAAGGAAATCAGCTTCTCGTCATTCATAAGGACTTCCTAATGCCCGATGAAGTTCTCTACGCTTTTAACGATGCGGACTCGCTTGAACTGCTTCGGATGATTGGCAGTGGGTCAAGCACTGGCGGCAATAGCGATCCTACGCAACAAACGGCGGATTGCTTGATTGCAGTCGCAACGAGTACAATCACAGCGAGGGCAGGTACGACGCTAGGCACAGGCACGGCGAAGGTGAAACGTATTACGGATGCAAACGTACTCGAAGACCTTTACGACGTGAACCTAGTCAATATGGGTTCAGCGATTGCAAACGGTGCCTATTTGAAGTTGTTTCGCATCGGTAATAAATTCTCAGCGGTGGAAATTTGCTAGGGGGTGGGCGTGAGTAAGTTAAGCAAGTGTTGCTGCGATTGTTGCATAACAGCGGAAGAAATGCCGTGGGAAACGGTGACGCTAAAAGCACCCTACGAGACTTGCAACGGAGTTACGGAGCCGCCGACATATCCTAGTCAACCTTTGGTTCTCCAAGGGTGTTGCTACGTTGCAGAGTTTGAATTGGATTGTCAGACAGCAACGAACGTTTGCGACTTGTGGGCGCGTCGCAATTACTCGTTTTCGTATACCGCCGACTTCTACAAAACGCAAACTGACTTTATCAATCGAACGACTCCGCCAACAACGCCCGTTTGCGATTGCATCAAGTACCAAACGAAGCAAGTCTCGTTTGATGGAAAGATCAGAATCTACTATCTCGCACAGTACGATTTAATTCGCTTGAGAATTACGGTAGGCAAAGCGTTAACAAAGTGCGATGAAGACGCGGAGCCGGTTTGCAGATTCTTCGTTGCGACGACCTATTACTACTCAATCCTTGAGGACATTTCAAACGCTTACGTCTACAAGAAAATAGACAACGCTTGCACGGGTGTCTATCGCAACGGAATATGCTCCTATACGAACAATTGGACAGAGGAAGAGGGCACCGACAGCGATAACTGCCCAGAAGGGCTTGTAGTCAATCCAGCAACGGCGGAACTAGACATTGGATCATTCACACGGATCAAGTTTTATGACACGTTGCCAACTGAAGCGGTATCGCTTACCAATGCCGATTCATTGCCGAATAGTTGTTGCACTGGGAAGACGAATTGCACTTTTGTCGTTGTGCCATGCGGTTTGAGCGATACGGCGGCAAGTGATAGGTGCTTACCAGCGTTGCCTCAGTTTGATGGGCAATTCGAGGATATTTGTTACTTTGGAATGCAAGACGACAGGTCTAATCCGGGCTTTGGAGATTCAACCGGGTGCTTTTCGATTCTCCCAAAGGATGAAGCTGTACTTGTGATGACTCAAGCCTATTTCATCGACGGGCCTTGCAACTTTGTCCAGGATGCTCCATTTACTCCCAACTGCTTGCAGGAGTATCCAGGCTTTGACTACTTCGTATCGGAAAACGACCCGGATAGAATCTTCGGTAACCCTTCAATGTGCGGAACGCTCAACGACTATTGCCTAGGCGGTGGCGATCCGCCACTGGAAGAGTTTTGCGAGGTTGAGGGATCTACCGGATGCTGCTTCCGCTTCGACGATAACGGGATGCCTATAGCCAATAACTGCATTGACCTGCAAGGAAGTTGCCAGCGTGACTTACGCGACCTCACCTGCTCAATTACAACTAGCCACTTCACGGCGGGCGATGTTTGCTTTCCGGTGCCTACGGTTACCTTGGAGTTTGCGTAATGCTCGACCGAAGCAATCCAGACCTAGGCAAGTTGGCTTGCGAACGCAACAAAGGCAAGCAGATTGCTCTAGGTGGCAAGCGGATAACGTACGCATCCTTTACGATCACGCCACTGCCTAACGCATGGCTAGCCTTGCACGCTTACGACGGATGCGATCCTGTTTGGCATGCTGAGTGGGAATTGACGATCCCCAACTACGGCTGCTCTTGTCGTAAAGACTATGCCGAATACAAAGCCGACAACCCTCCCGACTTCTCATCGCCCGATGCCTATTGGCTTTGGGGCTACAACTTACATAACTGGGTAAACCGCAAACTTGGCAAAGCTGAGTTGACCGTGGAAGATGCACTAGCAATTTGGAGGCGGAACGATGGGCTGGAGACTCAACAAACTACAACGCAATGTAATCGAGATCAATTGCGAGTTGACAAAGAATAAAGACTGGGAGCAGTGGGTGCTATTGCGGTCGGACGTGCACCACGACAACCCCAAGTGCGATCAAGCCCTAGAGCGTAAACACCTCGACGAAGCACTAGCCGTTAATGCTCCAGTCGTCGACAACGGCGATCTGTTTTGTGCGATGCAAGGGCGATGGGATAAGCGGGCAGATAAGTCAGCATTAAGGCCGGAGCATCAAGGCAGTAACTACTTCGACTTGCTAGTAGATACGGCCTACGAATACTACAAGCCCTACAAAGATATTTTCGCGGTAATGGGACGCGGTAATCACGAAACCGCGATCACTAAAGCACATGAAACCGACTTGACGGATCGGCTAGCGGGGCGATTAAGGGCACATAGCGGCATCACGGAAGCGAGCGGATACGGCGGGTGGGTTATCTTTCGCTTTCGCGTTGGTGAGGGCAGCAGGAGTGCTAAAGACTCTGTGACGCTCTATCACTTCCACGGGACGGGCGGAGGTGGGCCGGTAACGCGGGGCACGATCCAAACAAACCGCATCGCGGTGATGACACCGGATCCAGAGATCGTCTTGACCGGGCATACTCACGATGAGTGGTCGTTGACTATACCAAGGCAGCGATTGTCAATACATGGCAATGTTTATCACGATGAGCAATTGCACATTAGGTGCCCAGGGTACAAAGACGCTTGGGGCGATGGCGATCACGGTTGGGAAGTTGAGCGGATGCTAGGGCCGAAGTCTCTCGGCTCGCATTGGTTGAGGTTTTACTGGGATAATAAAAACGACCGAGTGCTTTTCGATCACATGCGAGCGAAGTAACAAAATGGGCAAAGACCTATTTTGCGAACTACGTGACGCACTCAAAGCGGAACACCCTACGCTGTCCATCTCGGTGCGTAGGTGCCGAGTATCAAGCAAGGTTTGCGGCTACTGCAAGCGGATGCCGGATCACTTCGCAATCAAGATATCTTCGAGTCTCACTGAGCAAGAGCAACTCGATACTTTGATCCACGAAATAGCCCATGCCGCAAGCTGGATCGAGTGGGAAAACACGCAACAACACGGGCCGCTTTGGGGTCTTGAGTACTCAAACGCGTATCGAGTTTACGAAAAAATCGTTTCAGCGGAATAAATTTCTCCCTGTGTTTTCATTGGCTAATCGTGCTTTTTGACGGAAAACTACTAAGTTTTGAAATTAGTAGTCTTGCAATGCTCGGCGGTTGCCGATAATCTTAGTACATCGCTAGCGGGTGCTGGCAAGTTTCTCAAGTAAAGGGTTGAGCAGATGAAGATTACGACAGCAGATTTCAACGCAGCAAAGAAGCAAGTCAAGACGGTAGGTGTTGCCGATGCAAGCTTGGCACACCGAACAGCAATTGAGGTTTTAACCGCTCGATGTCCACAAGCATCTGTCGAGTTGATCGGGGATATGGCTTGGCAAGTTGTGCTGTCTGCACGCTAACCAACTGACGAGCCGGGAACGGCGAAACCGCGAAAGCGGTCTTAGTTTTAGTCTTTAGTTTTCTTGGGAGGGTTGAGAGATGGCATTCAAGGTTATTACAAACGCAGAAAGTACAGGGCTTGACGGTGTTGTATTCGCCAGCAAGGGAGAAGCAGATTCGGCGGTGTCCGATTGCATGTTGGTTTTCGCAGACGTTGCGTTTTCAGTTATCAGTACAAGCGAACCTGCGAATACGACCTACGAAGAGTGGAGCGAGGCAGGCTGGTAGTTGGCGGTCTTGGTTTTAGTCTTTAGTTTTTTGGGAGGTAATGCGATGACGGATACATACACAGTTCTTTGGGAGTTTATGGGCGGTGCGAGTCATAACGCAATGGAGGCCGCTAACGCCGTCTCTGATGTTATGGAATGCCGCAAGTCGACCGAACTGACGCAAGAGGTTTTGGAGGCGGCAGCGGAGCGATTAGGGGGCGATTGGGACGCTGAGTCGGTTGAGTCGATGCTGACCTATTGTAGTTTCGAGGTGGCGTAAGTGAGCGGCATACACGACCATTACAACGCACAAATCAACACGGCGTCGATGCTGCTTGACGCAATCGCTCAGCAACTCGACCTGATGCCCGACACGTCAAAGGGCGATCACGTTGGACATGCCCACTTGGGCAAGATGATTGAGTTGAGTTTGACGCTATCGAGGGCGTCGCATGATATGCACAAGTTTTTGGATTTTATTCGGAGGGGCGAGAAGGATGAGTAAATCGGCACGATTGGAAACAACGCAACCGCCTTCGCACAATCAGGTATTCCGCAAAGCGGCATCGCTTGAAGGGATCACACTCAGCGAATTTGTCGGTGAGGCTTGCTTAGCAAGAGCGGCAAAGATACTTGGAGTCAGCCTCAAGGAGCTAAAAGCGGAACTTGGCGAACGAATCCGGCGAGGTGAGCGATGAAGTTATATCAGCCGGTGGAGCTTTACTTCGTTCGCTACATCCGCAACGGCGATGACATAATCACATCGACGCGAACAATTGTAACTGGAGTCCCTGCGGGGATGACGGCAGGAGAGATGACGACGTTTATAGAAATCAAGTACCGCGAAGTGTTTGCGGACGGTTTTGAGTTTGATGATATTGAGTTTTTGGAGGTGTAACATGGCTTTAATCCTTACTGTCATCGGTTGTTTCGGACTTGGCTTCGCTGCGGGTGTCGCTGCGATCCTGTTCAGCGGTGTAACGCATTGCGACGATTGCGAATGAGTTACTTACTGTCTGACCTATGCGAGCTTGGCGTGGTGCTAAGCGTGGTCGGTTTGGTTTTATGGTTTTTGATGGGAGGTGAGTGATGAACATCTTGAAAGTGTTCGATGAATTTCGCCAGTTGAGCAGAGAGGATCAGAGAAAAATAGTCGAGTGGTTTAACTCGACGGTAGGAGTTACTGGTGTTTTTCATGAAGCCCGCACGGCTGAATCTTCTACCGCTCGTAAGGTCAGGTTTACCCCTCGAAAGTTTACCGAAGAGCAACTTGATTACATCGACTATTGGCTACACGACGGAAAGCTGGGATGCAAGATCGCGGAGTCATGCGAGGCAAGATGGCCTAACGAGCGAAGTTACGATGCTTGGTTGACAACTGTCAACAAGCGAAAGCGAGATATGAAAGAAAAGGTGCAAGCGTGAACTGGTGCTTTTGGGTCAAGATTAGCTCCGACGAAGGGCAAGCGATGACATTCCGTCGCTTCCCGAAATCGCACGCAAGGGAACTTTGCGATGCTGCATTAAACAAAGAGTTTGAAAGTATGCGTGATGCCGGTTTTAAGGTCGATTGGTCGGCAATCGATCCCGGTGGAATGCAAGAAATCTACGATATGAATACCGAGCAGTTCAAAGCTTTCGGCGAGGAGGTTAGGTTCGAATGAAGATCAACAAAGGCAAGCAATCAAGATCACGAAGGATGCTTATTTACGGCGAGCCTGGCGTAGGCAAGTCAACGCTCGCAAGTCAGTTTCCGCATCCGTTTTTCTTGAATATGGAAGACGGCATCGGGGATATCGAGTGCGATTCAACAGACGTCATCCGCAGTTACAAAGAGTTTCAGCAACTCCTAGCGTTGGAGTTGCCACAAACCGACTACGCTACGATTGTGATCGATACAGTCGACTGGTTGGAGAAGTTGCTGATGCTCGAAGTTGCATCGGCACACGGCAAGAAAACCATCGAGGACATCGGGTTCGGTAAGGGCTATCAGTCCCTAGCTAAAGCATGGCAAGACGTATTCGCGGGGCTGACCTACCTTTGGAAACAGGGTCGAAACATCGTGCTGACTTGTCACGAAACCATCGACAAGTTTGCCGATCCAGAAGGTGACGGATACAACTACTATCGGCCAGCATTGCATCGCGTCGGTTCGGCATGCGTCAGTGAGTGGTGCGATGAGGTGCTCTTTTGCAAACATCGTCGAATAGCACGCAAAGCAGACGAAGGTAAGCGTACGGTAGCGGCGAAGGGAGATCGCGTCATCGTATGCAATAACATGCAAAGCATCGAAGCGAAAAACCGTCTTGGTATGCCTGATGAAGTGCCGATGGAAATCGCATCCTTTTATCCATACCTAACGAAAAACGAGATCAAACCAAGCGGCAGCGTAGCCGCATCGGTGATTGATCCAGCAAGTGAAATTCAGTTTGGAGAATAGTTAAGTGAACATTGACTTTGATTTAGATCAATACAAAGCATCGCGTCCAGTTGGGGCACTGCCTGAGGGCAAGTATCAAGCGGTAATCACGACGACGACTGAGAAGACCAGCAAGTCAAATTCGCGTTACGTTGAGCTCGAATTGGAGGTGATTGCAGGCGATTACCAAGGGCGTAAACTCTGGGATAACCTTAACCTATGGCATCCAAACGACAAGCCCCGCGACATTGCACGAAGCACGCTCAAAGCGATCTGCGAAGCGATTGGACGCAAGGTGTCGGACACTTCGCAGTTATGCAACTACCCTTTGCTATTGAGCGTTGGTGTTGAGGACAACACCTACAACGGCACAACGTCGAAGGTAAATCGCGTCAAGGGCTACGCTAAGTTAGAGCGAAGCGTACCGCAACAATCGCAAGCACCAGTTGCACAAACTCGACAGGATGGGCAGGGGCGTCCTTGGTAGAGTAACCGCGAAAGCGGCTAGGATCGTCTACGTAGATCAGTCGAAGAGGGCTTCACGCTCCGTACTGAGTAACGCGACAGCGTTACCGATCCTTTCGCCAAGCCACTTTGGGGCGGCGTTTATTGGAGAATTGGAGAAATTGAAAATGGGTTACGCAGGTTTTACAGATTCTTGGTATGCGCAAAAAATCGATCAATCCATGAGCGGATTCGAGCACGCATCCGAAAATAGTCGCATTATTGCAAACGCAATACTGACAGGGTTCGCAATGTTGGCTCAGTCAATTGACAATAGCATCGGCCATACGGCTGAAGAGTCAGACAGCAATGCCCTGATTGCACTAAAAGATATCGCACTGGAGATGTCTAATATCGCAGATCGAATTAGCGGAGAGTCGTAGTTTTTGGCAAGCATGATGCGTTTAGTTTTATTTTTGGCGATGCTGGCAGGATGCCAAGCAAAGCCGGTTCGTTACGAGTTAATGGAGGTTAGGTATGAAAGTCACAGTCCAGAGATTACCGTTTTTGAAGTCGCTCGAAATCGCGGCATCGATTGTCGGCAGCAAGCCGCAAAGCGAAGTTTTGCGTTACGTGAAGTTTACTTGCGACGACGCGAAGAACATGCAAGCAACTGACAACGAACTTTCAATTGTTTGCAATGTCGCCGATGCGGTGCAATATGTTTCGAGTCCGGGCAAAGCGTTGTTACTTCCCTCGAAGGTAATCCCCATCCTTAAGGATTGCGGCGGGGATTCGGTGGATATCGAGGTAGATACGCAATTGCGGATCACAACGCAATCGGGCGGGTTCACGCTCTCAATGCCGAATCCCGATGAGTTTCCATCCGTCAAGATTGACGCGGCAGAAGGAGCGGCAGGCGTACCGGGCGTTGCGTTGTCTGATGCGATCCGTCAAACGATCTACGCAACTGACTTAGCATCGACGCGGTATCAACTCGGCGGCGTTTACTTCGACCTTGGCGAGCGTCTTACTTGCGTTGCTACTGACGGGCGTAGGCTTGCCGTCTCATCCTGTCAGATTGCGGGGCAAGTTGCAGCGGTCAGCGGGATTGTGCCTATTCGCCCACTACAGGCCGTTAGCCGCATCATCGCCGCTGAGGGATGCGGAGTTGACGTAATGATCGACAATCGGTCAGCGGTGTTTATATGCGGTGACATATCGCTACAGACGCGATTGGTCGAAGGTCGCTATCCAGACTGGCGGAAGGTTGTGCCATCGACAGACGGAGCATCTACGCTTCGGTGCGATGCGGAGAAGTTCTTGAGCGTGGTACGTCAAGCGGCAATCGTCAACGATCAAGACTCCAGAGGCATTGACCTCGTTATCAGTAGCGGCGAACTAACTGCGACTGCAAAGACCGCCGAGGTTGGAGCATCTAGCGTTGTGATGGGGTGCGAGGCGGATGAGCCAGCGAAGTTAACCGTAGATCACACGTATCTTGCCGACTTCCTTCGTTCGCTCGGCAAGGAGCAAACGGTCGAAGTTCGATACAAGCAATCAGGCGATCCGGTTGTGCTTACTTCCGGTGACGTTTTAGGGGTTATTATGCCAATGGCGAGGGTGTAGAGATGGAACCAATTAGCGACGACAGGCAGAAACCGAAACACAAAATGACAGTCACTCGATGGATTGCGGTTTGGCCAAGAGCAGGGACGGCAATGTACTACATAAAGCCCGATCCGGTAGACCTCGGCGGAGCGTTTGCGATCAAGGAGATAACGTTTGAGGTCGAGGAAGGCGAGGGGATCGATGCGGTGTAGATGCTGCGAAAAGCAACTATCGCCCTCGTATATCAAAAGCGGTGACAAGCATTGCAGCGCATGCTCTAGGGCAATCGCTGCCGGGTCAAGTTATTCTGAGGTTGTTTCGGAAATGGCTGAGATTGCGAAAGATCGAGGTGTTATACTTCGCCTCGAAAGACTTGCGGATCGGCACAGAAACGAAGAGATGCTTGGTATGTCACCGCATCGAGCGAAGCAACTCAACAAAGTACGCAACGGCATTCGGCCAATGCGTCAAAGGCTCAACAACGAAGGCGAGTATCAGAATGCGAAATGGTGGTGTAGCACATGCAATATCCCATTGACCAAGAAGCGTTGCCTACGTTGCGAACTCGCAGCGAGCAGAGCATAACCGAAGCTTTCCGCGAACGGGTTGCGATTATGATTGTCGAGGGCCTCTCCGAGTTTGATGCAACGAGGGCCGCGTATTTTGAACTAAGACGGGCAGGAGGCAACGTGCCTCATGCGGTCAATGAAGAATGGAAGCGAGTTGGGAGGTTAACGCAATGAGCGAGAAGATCGAGCAGTTCTGGCGTGACGCAGACGGTGCGGACGTTATGCGGGTGATGGACGGGCGGACGGTTGAGGCAAGATTCAAAGATGATGAACATGTCGGAATAGCCTACGGGACGCTTTCGGGTTGGTCTTGTGATAGACCTACTTGGTATTGCGAACAGTCGGGGCAGCGTGCGTATTTTGAAAACTGCCAAGTCTACGACCCGCCTGAGTGGTACATCAACAAGCCTGATCCCGGCGAAGGGTGGCGGTTGCTTGGGAAGTTTCCACCGGAGGAGAAGTTGCCGACCGATGAATACTGGAGCAATGTTTGTAGTCAGTGGTTGCAGATTGGCGGATCAAATGCAACTCCGCAGGCTGACCGATTGCAAGTTGAAAACGTGTGGTATCGCCGCCGCATTGAAACCAACTCTCCAACATCTTCGGAGAGTTGCCGATCCCGCGACGACACCCCCAGCGGATGGCGTGTGCTTGGCAAGGACGAAGACCGGCTCGCAAGTGATGCGTATTGGTCGCTAGGTGCGAAGGATTGGATCGTTATCGGTGATGACCGGGTTGCGATTGCGAACGAGTTGCCAAGGTGGTACGCGATCGGCAGAACCCCCAAAACTACTAGGGACTATCTAAAAAAGGCGACCGCGGCTGTGACTGAGATGACGAAGGAGTGCACCAAATGAGAAATGAAGATAAGAAAAAGGACGTCGAGTCCGTCCTCGAGTCGTTCCTCTTAGAAGACGAAGTCGACACAGCAACATTCCAAAGGTATTTGCAACAGTATCCTGAGTTCGCGACTGAATTGACGGACTTAGCAAGGGAAATCGCGTGCATATCCGACTATCCAAACTACGCGGCTAGCGAAGGTGACGATGCGCTGCTTGCGCAAGCCTGGGGGATGCACGCCGATGCTGCGGCGTGGTGGTCTACGCACGGCGCAGCAATCAAGGCTGCTATCCGGTGCGTGTTGGCGAAGTCGAAACATGCTGAGGTGCTGTGATGGCAAACAACGTATCTAGTTTAGCGAGTGATGTCCTAGTGACTCCGGAATCGTGCAAGCGATGCGAGGAACTGCAAAAGGTAGTAGCAAACATGGCCCATAGCATCACGGCTCGCATCCAAGTGATTGCCGAGCAGTCAGGCATGGACTTGTCGTTGTGTCGCGGTTGTTCGCAGTGGGTTATCTGCGTTCCCGACGGTTTAGCACTCTGCAAACGCTGTGCGGAAAAGGCGGGTGAATGATGAAGTACACGCAGGCGCAGCAAGTGGTTGAAATCCTTCGCCGACACAACATACCGGCGAGGATTTTGACATACGGAAATCCGAAGACGTGGGATGGATTTAAGGTGGACGCAATTGGAGGTAAGTTTGGCAGCGTGAGAGACCTACTCGGAAAACTATACGACAAGCAAGAAAAGCTCTACGAAGCATCCGCAGAGGTTAGAGATTTTTGGCTCGAGCAAAGTGAGGTGCAATGATGACCAACAACGAACAGGCCGCAGCGCATCGCATCCTGCAAAAGCATGGCATCAAGCACACGCTAAATGGGCATTGCTTACCACTAACAAGCGATGAGTTTGCAATCGGCATTTCTAGCAGTTGGTTTCATGACTTCGATGATGTTCGCAAGTACGTTCGACGCGTTGCTAACGACCACAGAGATGCGGAGATCGACTTGCGGTCTTGGAAAGTAGCAACCGAGATTGCAGAAGCGGTAAGGAGGGGTGCGGATGCCCATAAGCCGTGAAAGATTGATTGAGATTGAACAACACGCTAGACGCTTCGGGCCAGCGAATTGCTGGACTGGCACTAGCGGTACACTCTCGGCAATGATAATCGAGTTACTGAGGGAGATTGAAGTATTAACAGCCGACAAGCAAAGGGGCAACGGTTGCTCTGAGGGAGTTGGCGTAACGGAGGTTGACAGAGATGGACTACGAAGAGTTTATACGGTCGAAAGCACCGGTAGTTGCGGATGAGGGCTTTGAGCCTGAGTCACCTTGCCCTGAGTGGTTCAAGCCGCATCAGGTCGTATGCGTCGATTGGGCTATCCGAAAAGGTCGCGCGGCATTGTTTGAGGCTTTCGGTTTAGGCAAGACTGTACAGCAATTACAGATTGGCAAGTGGATACACGAAAAGACTAGCGGGAAAGTTCTATTCGTCGCCCCTTTAGGCGTTCGCCAAGAGTTCACCAAGAATGACGGGCCACGAATGGGAATGAAGGTCGTTTATTGTCGCACGGATGCCGAGGTTGATGCTTGCGATAGTCCCTACATCATCACGAACTATGAGCGAGTGCGAGACGGTCAGATTGATCCAAAGCGGTTCGCTGGCGCGATGCTTGATGAAGCTAGTTGCTTGCGATCCTACGGAACGAAGACAACGCAACAGTTCGCAATGCTCTTTCGAAACGTTCAGTATCGATTCGTGGCGACTGCTACTCCATCGCCTAACGACTTCATCGAGTTGATTAACTACGCCGACTTCCTAGGCGTAATGGATCGAGGGCAAGCGATGACGCGATTTTTTCAACGCGATAGCAAGAAGGCTGGAAACCTTCAGTTGTATCCGCATGAAACGCAACGCTTTTGGCTTTGGGTTGCATCGTGGGCGGCGTTCGTTAATTCACCGAGCGACTTAGGATTCGATGATGCGGGGTACTCGATGCCTGAATTGGAAGTGCATTGGCACGAAGTGCCGGGCGAACTGGGGGAGGCTGGATCATGCGTGGATAGTCGCGGTAATCCGCTTCTCTTTGAGCAAACCGGCGGCGGTATTAAGCACGTCGCAAAGCAGCGAAGGAAAACCAAAGATGCTCGCATTGATAAGATGGTCGAGATTGTCAACGCCGAATCTGATGAGCATTGGCTAGTCTGGCATTACCTTGAAAGCGAACGCGAAGCGATCCAAAAAGCGATCCCACACAGCAAAGCGGTCTACGGCTCGCAAGAGCTAGAAGAGCGTGAACAGATCGTTAGCGACTTCGCGGACGGCAGGCTGCAGATTCTAAGCAGTAAGCCGGAACTGCTTGGAAGCGGTTGCAACTTTCAGCGGCATTGCAATCGGGCGGTGTTCATCGGGCCGACGGATAAGTTCAACGACTTCATCCAAGCGGTTCACCGCATCCAGCGGTTCATGCAGACTAAGACGGTTCAGGTTCATATTGTTTACGCTTCGACGCAATTCGACACGGTGTTGATCATGCGGAAGAAATGGGAGCGACATAACGAACTCTCGCAACGCATGCGGGAAATCATAAGAGAAAACGGCCTTTCAGGAGATATGTTAAAGATGAAGTTTCAGCGCGGGCTAGGTGTTCCACGGGTTGAGGTTAGCGGCGAACTGTATCGAGCGATCAATAATGATTGCGTTGCTGAGTTAAAGACATGGCCTGATGGTTGCGTCGATCAGGTTGTTACGTCGATCCCGTTTTCCGATCACTACGAATACAGTCCGAACCTAAATGACTTCGGACACAATCAAGGCGATGACGGATTCTTCAAGCAGTTCGACTTCTTAGTACCTGAGTTGCTTCGGGTGCTTAAAGATGGTCGAGTTGCTTGCATCCACACAAAAGACCGCATCCAGTACGGAACGATGACGGGTAACGCAATGTACAGCGTCAACGAGTTCAGCGATAAGACCGTAGCAGCTTTCAAGCAGCATGGCTTTATCTACATGGGACGCATTGTCATAGATACAGACGTCGTGCGAGAGAATGCACAGACGTACCGATTGGGGCACACCGAGAACAGCAAAGACTCATCCAAGATGGGTTGCGGTTCGACTGAGTTCGTTTTGTTGTTTCGCAAGTTCGATCCGTCGATGAGTCCGAACCAAACTGCGAACGGGCCGGATCCAGTGGTTAAAGCCAAGGCGGAATACTCAAGGTCACGTTGGCAGATTCACGCTAGCGGTATCTGGCGGTCAAGCGGCAACGAGCTTGCAAGCCCGGCAATGCTGCAAACGATGACCACGTCAGAGGTCTATCACTGGTGGAGAGCATACGCGAAGCAGCATCGATACAACTACGAAGACCACGTAGCGTTCACCGAAGCGGTGGAGCAGGTTGGACGGCTACCGGCGTCGATGATGCTGTTCGCTCCAGTGTCGAACAATCAAGACATCTGGACGGACATTATCCGCATCAAGACATTGAACACGGAGTTGAGTCGCAAGACTACCGAAAACCATGTTTGCCCCTTACAGCTAGACGTCATCGAGCGATTGATTGAACGCTACAGCAACAAGGGAGATGTCATCCTCGATCCGTTCGGCGGCATCCACTCAACGCCATACCAAGCGGTCAAGATGGGGCGAAAGGGTTGGGGCATCGAACTGAATCCCGATTACTGGAAATTTGGCGTCGCGTTTTGCGAACGGGCGGAGCGTGAACTGACGGCTCCGACATTGTTTGACCTGATGGAACTTGACGCTCTACAGCCTGTACTCGACTAGCCCTAACAGGTTGGCTCGCCTGGGCAAATGTGACTGCTTATTAGGGGCAGGCCAAACGGGCTGGTGCGCGGTAAGTGCCGGTGTCTCACCTAACTACCGTATCAACCTCCACGTCCTGCCCCGAAAGGGGCGGGGCGTTCTGTCTCAAGTCTCTAACCGTTGTGAGAAAAATGCAACTCCGCGACTATCAACGCTCGTCAGTCGATGCGGCGTATCAGTACCTAAAAGAGTTTGAAGGCAATCCGGTTATATGCTTGCCGACAGGAGCCGGTAAATCGATTGTCATCGCGGAACTAGCACGCATCGCGGTACAGGACTTCGGCGGCCGTGTGCTAGTCTTGCAGCATCGCAAAGAGTTAATCGAGCAGAATGCTGAGAAGATCCGGGCGTTACTACCGGGAATCGAGGTCGGCCTATTCTCAGCGTCATTAAAGCAGCGGGAATGCTCGCAAGATGTTGTTGTCGGTGGCATCCAGAGTATCTACAGGCACGCAAGTCTACTTGGTCGGCGTAATCTCATCGTCATCGATGAGTGCCACTTGTGCAGCGACAACGCGGATAGCATGTACGGCAAGTTGCTTGCGGACATTGCATCGCTAGGCTATTCGCATCGCGTCGTAGGATTGACAGCAACTCCATACCGAACGGAAAGCGGTAAGATTTACGGCGTCGAGAAACTGTTTACTGACATCATCGAAAAAGCGACCGTACCACAACTCATCAAAGATGGCTACCTATGCTCTATCGTCAATACCGACGCGGATGCTTCGGTAGATACAAGCGATCTTCACAAGCGAGGCGGGGAGTTTATCCAAGCCGAAGTCGAGCAGTTATTCGGCAACGAGCCGGAGATTGAAGCGGCGGTAAATGAGATCCTTCAAAAGACCGCCAACAGGCACAGCGTGATGGTATTTTGTACCTCAGTCATGCACGCCAAAACGGTTGCAAACATGATCTATCAAAAGGTAGGTCTATGCGTCGATTTGATTACCGGCGAAAGCACAAACGAACACAGGCGAAACGTAGCAGAGCGATTCCGGTCACTGCAATTAAAGTACCTTGTAAATGTCGATGTGCTTACGACTGGGTTTGATGCTCCTGTTGTGGATGCGATTGCGATACTGAGGGCAACCGCTTCCCCTGGTTTGTACGTTCAGATCGTAGGGCGTGGCTTGCGTACGCACGAATCCAAGACGGATTGCCTAGTATTGGACTTTGGCGAAAACATCCGGCGTCACGGTGCGATTGACCGGGTGCGAGGCAGACCAAAGGCACCGAAGGAAACCGAGCCGAGAGATCAGGTCGAAAGCGAAGAGGACGAAGAAAAGCAGTCGGGCAAGATGTGCCCCGCTTGTGAAGTCTATTCGCCTCCATCCGAGACGCATTGCGAGTGCGGCTATCGCTTCCCTGTTGTGTTTCGGCATGGCGATACAGCGGAGCGTGAGGTATCGATTATCTCAGACGGCAAGCCTAGGGTTTACAACGTGCGGCATATCGTCTACGGAAAGAGCAAAGCCAAGGACAAGCCGGCAAGTATGACCGTTTTGTATATCGTGCAAAGCGGCGAAAAGACTCGATTACCTGATGATTCCCCGATGGAGTTTGTCGCGTTCGAGTCTGAAAAACCTTTTGCAATTGAACAGGCTAGGCGATGGTGGTCGAAGAGGACAAGCCTACCATTCCCGCAAACGACCGACGAAGCATTAGCGATTGCCAAGAGCGGAGAGCTTGGAACGCCGAGCGTTATCAACGCGGAGCGAGACGGAAGATACTGGAAGATCACTACAGGCCCAACTAGAAAAGATAACGAGGTTGCCCAAGATGTTTCCTAAGTGTTTAACCGAGCGTAGGCAATGGATAACCTGGACGCTTACGGCGGACGGAAAAAAGATACCTAACTCGCCTAGCAATCAGCCTAAGACCTGGTTTGATTACGACGAGGTGAAAAGCAATGATCGTATTGCGTATGTGTTCGCTGCTGACGATCCTTTTGTCGGCATTGATTTAGACAACTGCATTGACGAGGCTGGTGACTATAACGCAGTCGCTAGCTACTGTCTTGAGTTATTCAAAGGCAAAGCATACTGCGAAACTTCGCAAAGTAGACGCGGTTTGCACTTCATCGTTCGAGGGAAAAAACCGGATTGGTCGGTATG